ACAATTAGATAAAAAAGATGGAGAGTCAGAAACAACATAACGATAGGATTGTTGAAGAATTGACCCAGAACCCTGCTCTTATTAAGGACCAGCACTGGAGATTATGTAATCTATATTGGATTGTTACTAAGGATGGTGATAAACAGGTCTTTAAAATGAACCGGGCTCAACGACATTTCTACGATAACTATCTGAATATACCGCATCCCTACCACAGGCACGTGATTCTGAAAAGTCGTCAATTAGGTTTCACCACCTTTATTGATTTGTTTTGTCTGGATAGTATTCTATTTGCTCCTAACAAGGAGGCTATTGTTATTGCTCATAAGGTGCAGGATGCTACTGAAATTTTCGATAAAAAGATTGAGTTTGCTATTCGAAATATGGCTGATGATATTAAAGGTGCATTTTTTAAGATTAATCACAGGTCTGCTCGGAAGGTGCAGGTTATTATTGATTACGGACCGGAGCAGGGTTCCACTTCCTCTATGGCTGTGGCTGTATCCGGTAGGTCTGGAACTTATCACTACGTGCATATTTCTGAATTCGCTAAGATGTGCGTGCAGTTTCCTAAGCGGGCGGAAGAAGTTGAACGAGGAACTTTTCCGACTGTTCCTTTTGATGGATTTATTTTTATAGAAAGTACGGCTGAAGGTATGTCCGGGAGATTCTACGAGATGTTTCAACAGAATTGGTTGACTAGGGATAAGATTACTCCGCAGTTATCCCAGGTGCAGTTCCTACCGCATTTCTATAACTGGCAGTTCGATGATATGGAAATGAAGAAAATTTACGAGAATATTCCAGTTGATGATATGGAGGAGTGTGAAATTGATTGGACTAGTTACCAGGTGGAACACGAGCTTTCTGATAAGGAAATAACATACTATTATATGAAGTGGTTGCAGTTCGGTGGAAAAAATTCTCCGGATGCGGTTAAATCACTGATGCAGGAGTACCCTACTACTGAAGAAGAGGCTTTTTTATCTACTGGTCAGACGTACTTTTCAACTGCGAAGGTTGCTACTCTGTTGCAGACCGTGGAGAAAGGTACTAAAGGAGAGTTGGGTTACGACAAGGAAGGCGTGGATGTAGTTTTTAACGAAGTTTCCACAGGTTCGCTAGAGGTTTTCAATAAGCCAGAAGCTGGAACTAAATATATTATCGGGGGTGATACAGCGGAAGGTTTAATATCCGGAGATTACCAGGTGCTCTATGTTATAAATCACAAGACTGAAAATTGCGATGCGGTCTACAGGTCTCACGTACCTCCGGATGAACTTGCAACTGAAGCCTACAAGCTTGGAAAATTTTATAATTTTGCTCTGCTTGGAATTGAAGTGAACAAGGATGGGCTCTGGGTTAATGATGCTCTGGAGAAAATGGGGTATATAAATTTGTACTATCGGAAGCAGTTCGATGATATTACTAAAAAAATGACTAAGTTCTTCGGGTGGAAAACTACTTCAGCTACTAGACCTTTCGCACTGGCTGCTCTCAAGGCGGTATTTTTTCGTAAGGATGAGGGATTCCCATCGGTTATCCTGGGAGAAATGCTTACTTTTGTTCGGAATATCAAAGGAAAACCGGAAGCTATGGCTAAAAAACACGATGACATTATAATGAGTGCTGCAATTGGCTACGCAATTTTACAAGAACAGGGTGTTTTTGTTGAAAGTTCTTCTAGTGATGGACAATTTTCTCATATGAAGTGTATGTTCGGAGAAAATCAGGATGGAGTTAGTAAAATAAATCATTAGTTTTCTCGTACTTATTTTCAACTGTAATTGGATAAAACGTGAAATAAATGGTGAATATCGTAAAAAAAGTGAAGAAACTGGACAAATTGTTCATTAAAACGAACAAAAGTTGATAAAAAACTTGTAAAAGTGTTCGAAAAGATTATAATTAAGATATATTAGACTAATATATTATTATATGGAGAAAACAAAGAAAAAAGGTAAAACAGAAAAAGATACTATTAATTTCCTAGCTGATAAGAAGAAGGAAATGAAAAAAAGTCAGTATCGAGTTAAGTTCGATGCACTGGCTTCAGAAATTCAACAAAATATAATGAACACTGGCGTTTCTTATGGGCAGAAGCTCTATGAGAAAAGTGGCTGGGGTTCTACTACTTTTTATAATAAGATGGCAGACGGTTCTTACGACATCAATGTTTTCCCGATGAAGACTACAGACCGGGACCAAAATAACAGTGGAGTCCCTGTCTCCCAGGAACCAATAGCATTTTCAAAAATTATAATCGCTACTTCGGTTCTCGCTGGGAAACTTCCAGATGCTCAAGTTGTCTGCGATGATAAAGTTTACGGGAAGGCAATGTATGAATTGTGGAAACGTAACTGGTCTATGACCGGTGGAAATGGAGAAAATACTTTAATGCTAACCTACCAAAATTTATTTACTTATGGTTGGGCTGCCTGGAGAGTTTATCCTAGACGAGTTCAGACTAAAAGAAACGGTGTAGATAAAATTTTATTTGACGATATTTATAGAGAACCTCTCGAGGTTACTAGAACTTGGTTGGGAATAGGTTTCAACAATGGTGACCTTTGGTCCCAGACTGAAGTCTATTACGAAAAGGATATGCCGAAGGAAGAATTTTTTGATAAATATCCTGGAGCTAAAAAGAATAAAAAGAAATTGGATTACTGTTCTGTAACTGAAGAAGCTAAAGATGAAAATAACGAGAAGGTTGCAACCAGTGTTACAATTGGATATTACGAAAATGTTTTATCAAATAGATATGTTGTAGCTTGTGGAAAAATGAGAATTTACGACGGTGAACTTCCTAACGATGGTTCTCACGGTTCAGTAGTTGTAGCTCGTTGTTTCCAGAAGAATATGAATGACCCTTATGGAGTCGGACTCTACGAAATGATGCGTGGTAATACAGCTATCTATACTTATATAAATTCACTAAATGCACAGCAAGTTGAAGCGGAAATATTTCCGTTACTTTTTGGTGCTCAAGTTCAGAATGGTTCCAATACATATAAGAGAGGTCCAAACATTATTAACCCTAAAAATCCGGGAACTGATATTGATGTTGTTAAAACTTCTGGAAATGTTCAACAGGGTATGCTTTATGGTGATAAACAGAAACAGAATATAGAAGAAAATACTGGTATCAATAATATTGTAGCTGGAGCCGGAACTGAAAACACTTTAGGTTCTACAGTTATTATGAAAGAAGCTGCTTATAATAGATTAACTCCTCCTAGAAATTCTATGGTAGTTGGTTTAGAAATGGATGCTCATATTGCTAATACTTGGATGAGACAGATTTACCCAGTGGATAAAATTTTTATGATTGACTCTGACGAGCAGTTAGCAGAATTTACTAAACAGAATCCAGATTACTTTGTTGAATCGCAAGAAGTGCTAGACGATTTCGGTATCCCCGTTGGTATGGTGGCTGCCGCTTCTCAAAATTTAAGATTAAACTTTGATTTTGACCAGGAAGGTAAAGTTATGGAAAATGTTGATACTCGACAGATTTCAGCTAAGGGATTATTTGATGAAATGAAAAATACCGGACATATGTCTGACTATATTGATTTCATTATTGACCCGGATTCAATGCTAATGCCATCATTAGAAATTCAGAAACAAACTTATATGGCATTGTTCCCAATTATTACAAATCAGATTACACTAATATACTCAATGAGAAATCAAGACCCAGAAGCTGCCGCTTCTCAATTAATGGCTTTAGAAAAGTTACTTGATATTCAAAATGGAGATATATTTAATTATATTTCAAAAGCAGACTACGATGCTATTATTGCTAAACAACCTTCAGAAGTTCAGAAACAAATGCAACAAGAACAAATGCAACAAGATGCTCAAGCTACCGCTATGCAGAATAAAGCAGGTGGAGGCGGAGGAGCTGGAATGTCTGGTGGACAAGCTATGTCTGCTGACGGAACTAGCCCAATGCAACCACAAAGTCCTAACGAAGTTCCAAGACCTCAAACTCCA